AGAATGGAATGGCGCTCTTGTACATGTATCTGAATATGAGCCTAAATCACCACAATTAGATCCAAAAATCTATGGGGCAGATCCACAAGCATTACAGAATGTTAGAGTGCAACATAATATTGGTAATATGACTGTGGCTGTGGGTTCGTTTCAAGGGACTTTAGGTATACCAACTTTTAGTTCTAATGGAATGTTACCTTTGCCAGCAGGCAAAAGATTAGATATACTAACCAGTATAGGAGAGGTTAAGGTTATAACATAATGGCAACAACATACGCAGATTTAGTAACAAAAATTAGAAATTATACAGAGGTAGATGATACAGTTTTTACGTCTGCAATAATTAATGGTTTTATATTAGATGCAGAAGAAAGAATTTTAAGAGACGTAAATACGGATGCAGATAGAAAATATGCTACTGCGAGTATGGTAAGCGGTCAAAAATTCTTAAATTTTCCAGATGGCGCTTTAGTAATACGTGCATTACAAATAACTAGTGGTTCTGATAAAATATATTTAGAAAAAAGAGATACTACCTTTATAGATGAGTTTAATCCAACTCAGGCAACAGGAGTACCTAAATATTATGCGAACTTAGATAACGATACTTTAATGTTTGCACCAGTCCCTAACACAACATTTAGCATTCAAGCTAGTTATGTAGCTAAACCTGCAGGGCTATCATCTTCTAATACACAAACTTATTTAAGTAAAAATTTTCCTGCTGGTCTATTATATGCTTGTTTAATCGAAGCATATGGCTATTTGAAGGGTCCTATGGACATGTTGCAATATTACGAAAAACAGTATACAAATGCTATATCCAAGTACGCTATAGAGCAGATTGGTAGAAGAAGAAGAGACGATTATTTCAATGGTGCGATACGAATTAAAATTGATTCACCGTCACCATAAAACAGGAGAAAATTATGGCAATAACAACTAGCGCAATAACAAGTTCTTTTAAAAATGAATTATTAAGTGGAACTCACAATTTTGCTGCTTCTGGTGGTAATAAATTTAAATTAGCTTTATATACTGACTCATCAGTTATAGGACCATCATTAGCATCTTTTACAACTGCAGGACAAGTTACAGATTCAACAGGTGACTATTCTTCAGGAGGTAAAGTTTTACAAGGACAAACACATAAATTGGTTGGAACAACTGCAATTGTAGATTTTGCAGATCTTTCATACTTAACAGCAACTATTACAGCTATGGGTGCATTAATTTATAATACATCACAAGCAAACAAATCAGTTGCAGTATTAGATTTTGTTTCAAACAAAGTATCAACATCAGGGACTTTTACAATTCAATTTCCGAATTTTACTAACACATTAGCTATTATTAGATTAGCGTAGGTGGTAAAAGATGGCTGCACCTGATAGTTGGGGTAATGGCAAGTGGGGTCAACTTAGATGGGGCCAAAATAATTCTGTAACTGTAGGTGTATCCGGTTTATCTGTAACATCATCACTAGGTTCTATAGGTGTAACTGCACAACTAAATGTAGGTTGGGGTAGAAAAACTTGGGGTAACTTAGCATGGGGAGCTGCTTATTCAGTTTTACCTACTGGTTTACAAACAACTATTTCATTAGGAACAGCATTAGCAAAAGCGGGAGCAAAGGCTACAGTCTCTAATAATTTAATTACTTCTGGTTTTGGTGTTGTTGATATTGAAGCTGATGCCACATTTGTTCATACACATGCACCACAAATAAATAGTGCTGTTGGTACTCCTATAGTATCTGATAATGAATTTGTTTCATTAACAGGTATAGCTATTACTTCTAGCTTAGGAGCCGCTGGAGTTGTATCAGGAGCTGACGCAGATGCAACAGGTCAGCAAATAAATACAAGTTTAGGTAACGCTAATTCATTCACTAGCTTTACTTTTAGACCGACTGGATTTGCCATAACCACTGGTTTAGGCACAGTTGTAGCTACTCCGTCTATTAAAGCATTTCCAACAGGACAACAAATTACCTCAAGTTTAGGCACAATCACAACTAAACAAACAGCTGTTGTAAAACCAACTGGACTAGAGATAACATCAAGCGTAGGTCAGGCTTTTGTTACTGCATGGACACCTGTTGACACTGGTAGCTCTGTGACTTATACTGACCTTAATACGGGTTCTACAGTAAATTGGACCTTGGCAGCTTAAACAGGAGATAAAATATGCCTTCAAGTTATACACCTTTAGGTGTTGAATTAATGGTGACCGGTGAACAAGCTGGTTTGTGGGGTGATAAAACAAATACAAATTTAAATATTTTAAGTCAAATTGTAGGTGGATATAATTCACAAGCAGTAAATGGAACTGGCGATACGCCATTAAATGTTTCTGATGGAGCTACAGGTGCAACAGTTGCAAACAGAATTATAGAACTTACAGGAACCATAACAGGTAATATTACAGTTTCTATTCCATTAGATGTAGAAAATTTTTACATAATTAAAAATAGCACGAGCGGTGCATTTACCGTAGAGTTTCAATATACGAGTGGATCAGGGACTAGTGTAACTTTTTCGTCTACGGATAAAGGAACAAAATTTGTTTATGCTAAAGCTGATGATGGTACAAATCCAAATATTGTAGATGTATTTTCAGAGTTTTCACAAATAAATTTAGTAAATAGAAATGAGCTAAGATTTCAAGATGCTACTGGAGGTCAATATATTGGTCTAAGAGCAGCAACAACTGTTGGATCTAGCTTTACTTTAAACTTACCAACAGCCGATGCGACATCCTCAGGTCAAGCATTAGTGTCAGATTCTTCAGGTAATTTATCTTTCGCTGATGCAGGGATTTCTACGGGTAAGGCTATTGCAATGGCAATCGTATTCGGATAAAAGGAGAATATTATGGCAGCACCAAATATAGTAAATGTAGCAACAATAAACGGAGAGTCTCAAGGGTTTGAATTAAGTACAACTTTAGACACTGTCTTAATGGATATTGCATCTGGTAAATTAGTAAAAATAAATAGAATTTCAGTTGCAAATATTGATGGAACAAATGCAGCAGATGTTACAGTTCAAGTTGATAAAGCAACAAGAACCTCTGCAGCAACAGGATCATCTGTGTCCGGAGCTACTTTCAAAATAGCAAGCACAGTTTCTGTACCAGCTGATGCAGTTTTAGTTTTATTAGATACACCCATCTATTTAGAAGAAGGTGATAAATTAGAAGGTGGAGCGAGTGTAGCTTCAGACTTAACGCTTTTTGTTTCATATGAAGTTATAGACGACTAGGAGGTTTAAATTATGGCTGGCAATGGCGGAATAATTGGACCAACAAACATAACGTCTCGTGGTGGAAATAAAGTAACATCAAAAACATCGTCAGGAGATATCACACTACAATCAGGAACTAGAGTTGTTCAAACAGCAATTGTTGCTGGAGGAGCAGGAGGAGGTCATGATGGCGGTGGTGGCGGTGGAGCAGGTGGTTTAAGAAATATTGAAGTAAATGCATCGACAAGTGTAACAGCAACAATTGGTGGCGGAGGTGCTGGCGGATCAGGACCAACAACCAAAGGTGTTTCTGGTACTGACAGTAGTTTAGCTGCTTGTGGAACAACTTATACCTCAACTGGAGGTGGTGGAGGTGGTTCTAATAATACTGCGTCTGGTAATCCAGGTGTGGCTGGGGGATCAGGTGGAGGTGCTGCAAACACAGCATGTGCACCATCTACAAGATGTGGAGGTGCAGGAAATACTCCTCCAGTAAGTCCACCTCAAGGTAACCCTGGTGGAAATAGCGTTAGAAATGCTCCATTATCACAAGGTGCTGGTGGAGGTGGAGCTGGATCGGCAGGAGAAAATTCTTCAGGTAGTCCTTTTGTTAGTGGAGATGGTGGATCAGGATTAGATGTAAGCCCAGATTTTCCAGGAGTTCCTAATTCAGGAGTTTATGCAGGTGGTGGTGGAGGTGGAACCAATTCTGGCCCTACTGGTGGAGATGCAGGACCAGGTGGTGGAGGTGCTGGTGCTCCTTGTGGTGGAGCTGCTGGTGACGGAACTACTAATACTGGAGGTGGTGGCGGTGGAGGACCTGGATCAAACGGACCAAGTCCATCTCCAAGTAGAAGAGGTGGATCAGGTGGCTCAGGAATAGTAATCGTAAAAGAATTAGACAAGGCTTCAGGAGTCTGGAGTCTTAATGAACAAATAGATGCATTAGATGCAGGCACATGGCCAAGTAGACCAGGTGACACAGTAAATTATTTAGTTGTTGCTGGAGGTGCTGGTGGAGGATTAGGTCAAGGTGGTGGTGGAGGTGCAGGTGGATATCGTGCATCTGGTTTTGGTCCTAGTCCATTACGAGGAACAGCAGCCACTTTAGGTATTGGTAGTTATACAATAACAGTTGGAGCTGGAGGTGCAGGATCTGACTCTGGTAGTGCAAGGGGAACAAGTGGAAGTAATTCAGTTTTTGGAAATCCTGCAGCACCAATTACATCAGCTGGTGGTGGTGGCGGAGGAAGTACCTCTGGACCAGTCAACCCAGGATCAGCAGGTGGTTCTGGTGGAGGATCTGGAGAAACAGGTTGTGGTGGAGCAGGAAACACTCCTCCAACAAGTCCTTCTCAAGGTAATTCAGGTGGTAATAGTAACTGTACAGCAGGTGGTGGAGGTGGTGGAGCTACCGCTGCAGGAAGTGCAAATTCAGGTTCAACAGGTGGTGCTGGTGGTGCAGGAGCACCAAACTCAATTACAGGAACTGACACATCATACGCTGGTGGTGGTGGAGGTGGTGGACAACATGGAGGCTCTGGAGGATCAGGAGGTGCAGGTGGTGGTGGCGCTGGGGGAATAGGTGGTGGCCCTTCTAGAAGTGCAGGGACAGCAGGAACAGCTAACACGGGAGGTGGTGGAGGATCTGGTTGTACAGGAACTCCTAGTGGAAGCGGTGGAGCTGGTGGATCAGGTGTTGTAGTTGCTCAAATGCCAACATGTGCAGGGCTTATTTTATCAGGAAGTCCAGGATGTGCTGCAGAAGTTGTTGGAGAAAATATTATAAAATTTACATCATCGGGAACTTTAAATGTACAAGATTCAGGATGTGGTGCTAGCGCAAATTATTTAATAGTAGGTGGTGGTGGAGGTTCTAGTGGTGGAGGTGGTGGAGCTGGAGGCTACAGAACATCTGGTTTTGGCCCTAGTCCATTACAGGCAACTGGTGTTACTTTAGGAACAGGAAAATATTCAATAGTAGTTGGAGCTGGAGGAGCTGCAAGCGCTCCTGGTGCTGCAAATGGATGTAATGGAAATGATTCATCATTTCTAGGTATAACATCTACTGCTGGTGGTGGTGGAGCTAAATTTGTTAATGGAACAGCAGGAGCTGGAGGTTCAGGTGGTGGTGGAGGTGCATATTGTGGAGGAGGAACAGCTGGTGGAGCAGGTAATACACCTCCAGTAAGTCCACCTCAAGGTAATCCAGGAGGATCTCAACCAGGTGCTTCGCCAGGTACAAATTGGTTTGCAGCAGGTGGTGGTGGAGCTACAGCAGCTGGAGCAGCAGGTTCAGCAGGTTGTGGAGGAAATGGTGGAGCTGGTGCACCAAATACAATTACTGGTTCAGATGTTTCATATGCAGGTGGTGGTGGAGGTGGAATTTTTGTAAGTGGTGGTGGAGGAACTAATGCAACTGGTGGAGCTGGTGGTGGAGGTAATGGTGGTGGACCTACAGGAGCAGGAGCAGCAGGAAGCGCTAATACAGGTGGTGGTGGAGGTGGTGGTGGATTGAACGCTGGTGGAACCGCACCTTTAGGTAACGGAGCTGGTGGTTCAGGTATCGTAATAGTTAGAGTTCCAGGATCAACATGTGCAGCTGTAGCACCAGGAACTAATAGTATTGCAACATTACCTGCACCTGCAGGAGGCTGTAAAGTAGCTTCATTTACTGTATCAGGAACGTTGACTATAAGTTAAAATTAAATTATAAATATAACATTTAAGGAGTAAAAATATGGCACATTTTGCAGAACTAAAAGCAATGACAGATCCAACTGGATTTACATCAGATTCACATCAAGTAGTACAAAGAGTTGTTGTGGTAGGTAATGATATATCTACAGCAGCAGGACCATTAGGAGAAAATGATATGCACGTAGATGGAGAAACGTGGTGTGTTAATTTTTTCAAAGGTGGTATTTGGAAACAAACTTCTTACAATCATAATTTTAGAAAAATGTATGCAGGTATCGGAATGGTTTATGATCCTGTAAAAGATAAATTTTTAGCAGCACAACCTCACGCTTCATGGTCATTAGATTCTAATGATGATTGGCAAGCACCAATAGCATACCCTTCAATTACAAACGAGGGTGATGTTGTTTATATGATTTCTTGGAACGAAGATAAATATAACGCTGACAACACTAAAGGTTGGGAAGCAACAAAATCAAACGACGAATCGGAAACACCTACCAAATACGATTGGAATGGCACAGCTTGGGTGTCCGAATAGGAGACTCAAATGCCAAGAAATAAATCTGGCTCAGCAAACGGTGGAGTAATTGGAAAAACGAATAAAAGTTCGTTTGGAAAAGATATTGTTACATCAAAAACATCATCTGGATCATTTACAACACAGCCAGGAACAAGATTAGTTAGAACTGTGGTCGTTGCAGGTGGTGGTGGCGGAGCAGGGACACCTAATTCACCTGATCACGTTGGTGGCGGAGGTGGAGCAGGGGGTGCTAGAAATTTAGAAGTGCCTGCA